CAGAGGGTTATGTGACCACTGGCGCGGGTGGAACGAACTGGAACCAAAAAATTTATATTAAGAAATTCACAGGCTCCCCAACTCAGAATGTTTACAGTGACCTTCAAAGCCTTACCCACAAGCCCACAGATATAAACACTACGTTCAAAGGGCAGGGGATTGCTTGCCTTTATATCAGGATGGAATATGACGCCGATACTTTCTCAGGTGGCGTTCCACTGATAACTGCAAAGGTTCGCGGCAAAAAGGTCTATGACCCAAGAAAAGACAGCACCAGTAGCGCTTACGATAATTCTCTAGGGGTTAGCACCCACAGAACCAATGACCCCACCACATGGCAATATTCTGACGAACCAGCGCTTGCTATTAGGGATTATCTTACTTCTGATTTTGGCGTTGGTGCAGAGCAAACATCTATTGACGATGATATGATCGCAACAGCGATCGCAGCTTGCGCCTCAACGGGTACATCTGGCGTTGAGGAAAACTCTTTCAAGATAAATGGAACCGTTACAACTGGGGGAACCCCGCAACAGAATTTAAATGCGTTTATGACAACGCTGAACGGAACCTTATTTTATGGTCAAGGTAAGTGGCGGCTTTTAGCTGGCGCGTACACTTCACCAGACGCATCTGTAAGTGGGGCAAACGCTTTTGGGTATGACGATATTATCAGTGACATCGGCGTCTCCACGCGCTTCTCACGGCGTGATACGGTAAACACAGTTAAGGGAACATTTATAGATGGGTCGGCTAGTGGAAGATATATCCCTACAGATTACCCACAACAGCAAATCCCAAGTCTTTCAGAAGATAATGGTCAAGAAAGTGTGCTTGATCTTACGCTTCCATTAACAACTAACAGTGCAACGGCGCAGCGTCTTGCGAAACAGGTTCTTTTTGTTGGCCGCGAGCAAATATCTGTTACAGCGACATTTACACTTGAGAAAGCTTTTTCTGTTCAAGTGGGAGATACAATAGAATTAAGGTTAAAAAGATATGGCTGGATAGAAGATCCAGAAGAAACAGACCCAACCCAACAGCAAGGAAAGCAGTTCAAGGTAATGGGTTGGAAGATGAGCGGCCTTGATGGCTCTAATCCTTCTGTGAGTTTGAACCTACAAGAAACCTCACCTACCGTTTATCAATGGTCAGTGAGCGCGGATGAATATCAAGCCATTACGCATAATAACACAAGCCTTGGTGATAACACTTCTGGGCTGGCAATATCAGGTTTGGCAGCTACCCTTGCCTCAACATTGCAGACAGATGGAACCGCAATGTCGCGGGTGATCCTTTCGTGGAACGCAGTTTCAAACGCTCAGATTAGACACTATGAAGTGCAGTGGAAGCCGAGCAGTCTTTCAAATTATTCCTCAACGATTGCGCCAAATAACGCCATAGAGATCGAACCGCTCACGGCTGGCGCAACCTACAATTTCCGCGTCAGGGCCATTACAGTCAACGATAACTCTGGGGCGTATGCAACAATCAATGCAACGGCGGTAACGGATACAACCGCACCCCCAACCCCAAGCGCCCCAACCGTAACGGCGGGCGTAAAGCAATTAGAGGTTTCATGGCAGGGATACAGCTTCCCGTCTGATTTCGCTTCTATGGAAGTTTACCATAGCACTTCAAGCAGCGGCACATATTCTTTAATTGGAACATCTGCGGGTACTAGCCTTGTTCATAGTGGGCTTACGCAGAACACAACTCATTATTATAAGCTTCTTGCGAAAGATTTTTCTGGAAACCCTCCTACGACTACACCCCAAGAAATAGCCGCTAAGCTATCCCCAGCGGGAAGCGGAACGGTTGCGGCTGATGTGCAGGGATTAACAGGTGTCCCAGTAATGACATCGAATGCTTATTATAACTCTACAAGCGATACCACCCCAAACCAAAATGGCAGAATATATTTTGGTGTTTCTGCGTCAGATCCAGATACCCAAGCAAGCGATGGACCATTCCCCTCAACTATTTATATCAGATTGGACGAAGATGGCCGCGCACTCGCTAGTGATCTCTCAAGCCTAATAAATTTAGACACTGATCTAACGCAAGCTGTAAGCACAGGCGGCAGCGGAATTTTAATCTACGAAAATGATCAAAATTGGGGTTGGTATACTCCATCTGGAGTAGCGGGAGGTTTTTCTACATCAGGCGGTTATTACTTTATGGAAGGCACTTTGCAATCTTCCGAGGGTAATATTGATGTGCTTTCTCAATGGTATAGGATTGGCGTAGGCAAAAAGGGTGCACAAGGGCAAAGCGGTCTTATAGTTACGCTAAACGGGTCGGATATTATTGTAGAAAATATTGATCCAAGAGATAACACCTCTACAGTCCAAGCCGCATTAAACACTGCTTTCTTGGCCGCAAATCCATTACTTTCTGCAATGAGCGACATCCCAGATAATGCAGTCATTTGGGCAAGGTTCGTGAATAGCGCCGATACAGAATACGCAGCGGGTCGCGCTCCTACGCAATTCAGCGCAAGAAAGTGGGTTTATGCTGATCAAGATTGGAGTGATAATGCAGCTACGTTTGAAAATCCCGCTATTTTCTCGCCTCTTGTTATTGCAGCGGAAGCTATAGTTAATCACCAAGACGCTATTTCAATCACTGCTGAACAATTAACCATTGCTCATAATATTAATTATCTTGATGGCGGCGGCTGGAAAATAGGAAAAGACAACTACGCCGATACCGCAGATGGATTGTGGATTGGGAACCCAGCGGGTACAAGTGAATTTGCACTTGCAACGGGAGCCAATTCAGGAACCGCAACAGAGCATGGCATTCTTTAAGACATAAATGAAACGAAGCTTATAAACCCGACGATTATGTCTGGTACGGCATCGCTGCAATCTGCAGTAAGTGTTGCAAGCAACATTTCAAATGTTCAAATAAGTGATAGCAACGGCAAGCTTCCATCTAATACATCGCTGCCAGTAACAGCACTATCAATTTCAGCGGTAGGCGGCGGCGGTGGTGGCAAGGGTGCAGAAGGTGGAGCAAATGGATCTAATGGCGGCAATACTGTTTACACTCTAACGGGTTCATATTTAGGCGCGGCTACTTCTACTATTGTATCAGTTACCGCATTAGGCGGTGCTGGTGCGACTTCAACCTATTCTTGGTACGGTCAAGCGGGTGTAAATAGCAACTTTGCATCTGGTGGTACAGCCGCAAATGCAAGCTTTGGGAGTGGTGGTAATGGTTCTCAAGGTTCTGGCGGCGGCGGCGCGGGGGGTAGACAGCCTGCAACATTTACAAGCTCAACTGTTGGCGGTTCTGGCGGTAGCGCGGGAACCAACGCTACTGATTTTATTGAGCTAGATGGATATACAGATGTTCGTTTGACAATAACTTTAGGGAGCGGTGGTTCTGGGGGAGCAAGCGCAAGGTTTAGCGCATCTGGGGGTGATGGCGGTGCTGGCTTTGCTACCTATCAAATTCAAACCTCAAGCCTTGAGCAGGTTTATCTAAGTCCAAATTCTCCGATTGGTATAGGCCAGACATGGACAGATTTCCCTTCTGGAAGATCTTCATCAGTTCATTATAGAAACACAACAGAAAAGCCCATTTTAGTAAATGTAGGTGAAACATCTAGTGGAACTGGCGCATTTTGGGTTTGGAACTCTCAATCGACAACGCCGACTGGAACAACGGGCGGGGTTCAAGTGGGCGGTACTGGTACATCAGGGGCGTTTAACTCTTACGCTGGGGCAATAGTGCCAGTCGGAGGTTGGTATTATGTAACAGGTGGTACACCTTATATATGGGCTGAATTGAGGTAATAAGATGAAATCTTTTTTTGTACAAAGTGATGGGTCTTATTTTGTTGAAATATCTATCCCGTCAGAAAAGTTTTTAGAAAATCATCCAAGGCCAGAGGGTGCTATTGAGGTTGAGGTAAGGCCAGAAGAATATTACGATTACGTTGATGGTGCATGGGTCGAAAATGCAGATAGAAAAGTAAGTGTTCTTTCAGATCGCGCAAGGGTGGAAAGAAATGGAAAGCTTGTTTCTGAGGTAGATCCCATAGCCTCAAACAATCTCAGGTGGACAGAATTGACGTCTGAAAAGCAAGCAGAATGGACGCAATATCGAATAGACCTTTTGAATGTTCCCGAGCAATCTGGATTTCCAACTAGCATTTCTTGGCCCTCAAAGCCTGATTGATGTAAAACGCTTTATATGATACGTTCCCAGTATCGCCAAAAAGGAGACTTATGATATGGCTACTTTAAACAACAGGGTCTTTGATAATGGCCTTACGACTTTAGACACCGAAGCAAATAAAGTTCTTGTTACCTCACAGGAAGCTTCAACCTATGCAGAGGCAAATTCTACCTTTGCGCTAGGAAATTCAACCAGCCTTTCAATCGGCGCACCTGCGGATCGAAGCGGTGGCGGGCGTAAGGTTGCGGTGGCATCTATTACAGACGGCTCAATAACCGCGACAGGCACGGCAACGCATTATGCGCTTGTAGATACCAACAATAGTCGTTTGCTTGCTACGGGCGCTCTTACGGCTTCTCAGGCTGTTACATCTGGAAACACATTTACCCTTGCGACTTTTGACATAGGTATCCCAGACCCTGCATAAGTAATTTCAATTAGGGGGCTGCTATGGCTTTAGTATTTGCGGATCGCGTCAAGGAAACCACAACCACAACCAGCACAAGCGATTATGCGCTTGCGGGGGCGGTAAATGGGTTCCAAACCTTTGCAGCTATAGGGAATGGAAACACAACCTATTACGTCTGCACAGATGATAGTGATTTTGAGATTGGCATCGGAACCTACTCAACAACGGGGCCGACACTAGCGCGAACAACTATCATAGCGTCAACTAATTCTGGAAATGCTGTAAATTGGGGGGCGGGATCAAAGAATATCTTCGTTTCAGAACCCGCCTCTAAAGCTTTCATTGCTGATGCAAGCGGTAATTTAAATATACCAGACAATAAAAAGATTAACCTTGGTAATGGTTCTGACCTACAGATTTATCATGATGGGTCGAATAGTTACATTAGTGACCAAGGCGCTGGCAATTTAAGAATTTCGGCCTCTGATCGTGTTCAGTTTTACAATTCTGCAACAGATGAAGTTACAGCACAATTTATTGCAAATGGTGAGGTTGAGCTTCGATACAACAATGCAACCAAACTCGCCACCACCAGCACAGGCATCAGTGTAACAGGAAATATTGCGGCAAGCGGAACCGTTGACGGTCGTGATGTTGCAGCGGATGGCACGAAGCTAGACGGCATTGAAGCAAGCGCGGATGTAACGGATGCGGCAAACGTAAAGACCGCACTCACGGCCTTCTCTACGGGAACTGACGCATCATCTACGGATCTCATACCAATCTATGATGTAAGCGCGAGCGCATGGGAAAAGCAAACCGTTGCGAATGTTGCGCTCCAAGGGCCGCAGGGATCAACGGGTCCTACAGGGCCGCAGGGTTCTAAGGGGCAAAAGGGTGAAGTCGGCGCGGCAGGTTCTAACGGAGCTAAAGGCCAGAAGGGCGAAATTGGCGCTACAGGCCCAACAGGCCCGACAGGCCCAACTGGAGCAAAAGGCCAGAAAGGCGAAATCGGCAATACTGGACCTACGGGTAGCACTGGTCCTACTGGATCGACAGGAGCTAAAGGCCAAAAAGGCGAAGTCGGAGCCACAGGTCCATCAGGTTCAAATGGCTCTAATGGCGCTAAAGGTCAGAAGGGTGAAGTAGGAAACACAGGACCGACAGGCAGCATAGGACCGATTGGACCAAACGGACAAAAAGGACAAAAGGGCGAAGTCGGGGCTACAGGACCAACTGGGCAAACAGGATCAACTGGCGGTACTGGAAGCACAGGGGCTAAGGGTCAAAAAGGCGAAGTCGGAAACACAGGCCCGCAAGGTCAAAAAGGACAGAAAGGCCAAACTGGAAATACTGGGTCTACAGGCCCAACAGGCCCGACGGGGGCCAAAGGACAAAAAGGCGAGGTTGGCAACACAGGACCGACAGGAGCCACAGGCCCAGCTGGCGCTAAGGGCCAAAAGGGCCAGACTGGGTCTACAGGACCAACAGGCGGCTCAGGCCCAACAGGGCAAAAAGGACAGAAAGGTCAAACAGGAAACACAGGCCCAACGGGCGGCGGCGGGTCTACTGGGCAAAAAGGGCAAAAGGGACAAAAAGGACAAACTGGCGCGACAGGCCCGACAGGCCCAACAGGTGGGGGCGGCTCAACAGGAGCTAAGGGCCAGAAGGGGCAAAAAGGACAGACTGGATCAGGCGGCAGCACAGGACCAACTGGTCCGACAGGCCCAACTGGACCTACTGGCCCAGCGGGTCCAAATAACATAAATGATATATATCTTGCTAATGCCATATACCATACGGGTGACACTGACACCTACATGCAGTTTCACGCTGCAAACCAGTGGCGGGTAGTAGCTGGTAATAATGAGAGCCTAGAGGTTCGCAGCGGTGTTGTTAATGTCGATATGCTTGAAATACAAGGAACTGACGTAATAAGCTCAAGTCGGCAATTACAGAACATTGCTTCTTTAGACAGCACAACGCAAGCAACTATTGGGAGTGCTTTAGGGTTTTTAACGGTTGATGTGTTGGTTGTAGCTGGCGGCGGTGCAGGAGGAATTAACCGATCTGGCGGTGGCGGCGCTGGTGGCGCTCTTGAATTAAACGGTGCGTTAGCATCAGGATCATCCGCTATAGTTATTGGTGGTGGTGGAGCATCCTCTGGTGCTGTATCAAGCGGAACTAATAGCTCTGCGGGCGCTCTAGGCACTGCAACTGGTGGAGGTAGAGGCGCTACTCTTGGAACCCCTGCGGGTCAGGCTTTATCTGGTGGATCAGGCGGCGGCGGTGCTGCGCATGGCTCATATAGTAGTGGTGCATCTGGTACATCTGGGCAAGGTAACTCAGGAGGAAATGGCTCTACAGCTGCTGGCGGTGGTGGCGGCAAAAGTAGCTCTGGCAGCAATGGGTCGGGCAATAATGGCGGTGCTGGTGGCTCAGGTTTTGTCTGGAATGGCTTTATAACCGTAGCTGGCGGCGGCGGTGGCGGCCAAAATGGTAACAGTGGCGGTGGTGGTGCTGGTGGCTCTGGTGGTGGTGGCACAGGGGCTAGAGGCTATGTTGTTGCTGCAACTGGGGGATCTGCAAACACTGGCGGCGGCGGCGGTGGTGGATCTGGTCAAAGCGGTGTTGCAACTGGTTTTGGTGCTGGTGGTGGTTCTGGGGTTGTTGTTATCAGATATGCTGGCGGTACTGCTGCAACAGGCGGCACTATAACTTCATCTGGTGGCTACACATATCATAAGTTTACGTCCTCTGGCACTTTCACGGTAAGTTAGTAGGAAAATAAAATGGGACATTATGCAAAAGTATTAGATGGAATAGTAACAAATGTTATTGTAGCTAAAGCAGATTTTTTTGAGACCTTTGTCGATACATCTGCAGGGGATTGGATAAGGTGTTCATATAATACTAGG